GGAGAGGTTATGCTGAAGAAGGTTTAGCTGATTGTACATTTAAAAGAGATGGAACTGTTGTAATAAATTCATCTCCACTTAAAGGTCATCCAATGAGAAGTTTTAGACATAGGTTTTGTACTAAACTTATGAAAGCTTTAAGAGATCAAGACATGGACCAAAACGAAGTTAAGGCTCAAGCTGGTCATGTTAAATTTACAACTACTTCAGAAATTTATGGAGATCATCTAGTAGATATATCTAAAGATGACCAAGCAAGAATTGCTAAAGCAAGAGGCAAACATCTTGGAACTTCAATAATTTCACAAATAATCGATAAATAGTTAGGTACAGAAGTTCATAGAGGCTGCAAGATCGCAGTCTCTGTGGCTCTGTGTAGGTTTTATTTTACAAATATTGTAGGAAAAACGATATTATGATTAACATCATAAGAAAAGCGATAGGCATCACTTCTTTGTATCTATTATATTTCTATAAGTTGGAACACCATTGCAGCTAACTTTATATATATTCTTTGGACCTTTATCTGTTAGCTCATTCAATTCAATTTTATATCCATCTCTTCTAGGCTCATGAGTTAAAGAAATTTCTAACACATCAATTAACTTATCTCTAAATACTCCAATATATTCGTTACCTTCTCTAATTATTTCATTCTCTTTTTTAAGGTATTCATTTTCTTTCTTTAATTTATCCACTTCTTTATGTAATTCTCCATTCATATACTTATGCTGCTTTTCTATATTAGCCATTTCAGCATTATCTTTTTCTAACTTTTCTATTTTCTGATTTAATGCAGCAATAATGTTTTGATGTTTTGTATGCAGTATTATCGTATCTTTTATGTTATTCGCTAGCTTACTCATGCGGCTCATCTTTTGGATAGTTAATTCTATGAGCTGTCGCTTTATCTGCATCTTCAATTATCTCATCATAAACCAGGTCATATAATCCATTAGGATTTTCAACAAAGGCTATTTCTTTTTTTGTTTCTTTGATTAACTCTTTACAATGATCTTTAGCTTGTTCTAAAACGACAGTTAAATTAGGAAAATTAGAAGGATATACTCCATAGATATATAAGTCATTTATAGCTGCTGCTACTCTACTCAATCCTTGGTATCTTCTTTTTAATCTTTGTACTTTACTGTCTATTGGTAAATTATGCGGTAGGTTCATTTTTTCTCCACTTGGTATTATTAATTTTTATTTCCATATCTTTGACCTCCTGGGAGAGAGGCTCTGTTCCTTCAGTTGCTTTTTCTTCACTATCAAAAGTTTCTTCCAAAACAAAAGCCGCTTCTCCAGTTATAGTTTTAATTATTTTTGCCATGTAGTTCTTTTTGCAATTTATTAATTTCATCGTAAGCTCTCTCTAAATCAGCATTAGCTTCATAGAGATCATCTTTAAGTCTTGAATGAATATTGACATCATTTCCATAAGGTATTGGAACTGCATGCGGAGCTGTAACACTTTCAACAACATTTCCTTTATTCCTTGTAGATTGTAAGAATGGCATATTATCTGAAAGACCTATTGCAATGAGCTCTCTACTCTCTAAACCTTTTGGAGTATGCCATAAGCTAATCATAAATTTACAATCAGCATCTGGATAATCTTGCTCTTCAATATCAATATGAAATTTATCTGCTTTATATATAGCCATTATTTATCCTCCAATATTGCATCGTAAGTAGCTCTCATCTTTGGATCATGCTCAAGATGTGTTAATGGCATCGGATATTCATCTGCAAAATCTTCATACTTGCTGGCATCAAATCCTGGTGCTGCATCTAAAACTTCATTAGTTTTTGTAGATCTGTGAATGAAAGTTGGATCTATCAAATCATCTGTTTTAACTTTATAAAAATCTGCAATATGTTTTAGTCTGTATGCAGATGGAATAATGTCTCCAGCCTCATATTTTTGTACATTTTGATGACTAACTCCTAAATGATAAGCTAATGACTTTTGCGGCATTCCAAGTTTTAATCTGCAAAACCTCATATTAGATCCAAGCATTTCACAAAAAGTTATAAACTTCTGGTCTCTAATTACTTTCATTATAGACCTCCATAAATTTTTTAATTTGTGCCTGGATAGCTGGAACATTTAGCTCTGGTGTTTTTTCAGCAGTTGCTGCAAAACATGCGTTAGGCATCTGTTGGAACTTTGTATGAAGATTTAGGAAATAACCTATTTCTCCATCATTAGTATTTTTCTTTTTTAAATACCAAGCGGTATTATCTAGTCTTGTATATGGACCAGTTTCTTTATTTAGGAAAGCTTCCTTGTCATAAGAAATATAACTTTCTCTTTTTTTTCTGCTCATATTAAATCCTCCAATGAGTTTCTGATTAATGATGTTGCAAGAACAGAAATTAGTCTGCTTGCTACTTGTGGGGGATGCTCTATTGCTTCTCCATAATTCGATAATGCTGATAATTCTTTGTGTGTGATTGGATGTTGTTCCCAGTCATTTTTAGACATTTTATAAGCTGCACTATGAAGTAGTCTTGCAACTTCTTTTTCAGCTTGGTCTAATTCTGGTCTTTTAACTCCAGGAAAATTTATAATATTACTGTGGATCTTTTTTTCGTAACTCATTTTTTAACCATTCCTTATATTCGATTTGAAATTTGTCATCTTTTTCAAAAGTCGATCTACCATTTAGCTCTTGGTTTAGCTTCCATACCAAGTAACTCATCGGTATCGATCTCTTCTGATTTTTCTTTGTGCATGTCATGTGCTTGTACGATGTAAGCCAAAGCATCATCGTAACTATCCTCTTTGAATTTGTGTGTGGCTCTAATTAATTTTGCTTGAGCATAAAGTAATGGAACTTGCCATCCTTCGATTGGTGCGATTAAATGTTTGTCCAAGATTATGGACCATGAAGAAGCAATCTTATTCATATTCTCTTCGAATGATCCATATTGATCTTGTCTGGAACTTTCTAGTTCCTCCAGGCGGTTATGAAGTTTTTTTCTTGGCATCCTTGCCTTTGTAATCCTCATGACCTTTTTGAACATAAAACTCAACAGTCTTTGACATACTTATCGGTAGCTCAAATCTTTTTTGAGAAAGCTCTTCAAGTAACTGATAAGTCTTAATGTTGATTGCAACTGATTTGAATTTATCTGGATCCATTTTTAAGCCTCCAACTCTGAAGGATTAAAACTGGTATCAGCAGCTCCAACACCATTAGCTTCATCGGCAAGTTCTACTCTGTAAAAAGTATAAAACTCTGTGCCTTCTGGCATCTTACCTTTGCCGCTAGCTTTTTGTTTGTAAGCTCCGAAACGATGCTTAACTCCATCAACAACTATTGTTCCAGACATATCGTATGACTGTGGAGATTTTTTATTTGTTGCTATGAAAGCAGCTCCAAGGTCTGGTCTTTCTTTAGCTGGTGCAGCAGATGCTGCGGTATCAAAATCTGACATGGTTATATAACTCCTTTGGTTTGCAGATTAGTTTTGTGTATTTGGAAATCTTCCATAAATGTGGTGTAGGCAATCGGATTTTTAATCTTCAATTCTCCTAACATTGATTTATTTTTAGATAACCATTCTTGATAAGATCCTTTGTGAGACACAGCTTCTAATTCTTTTAAAGCTGTTTGGATCTTTTTGTCTTGCTGCATGATTGCAGTTGAAACTTCTTCAGCAGATGCAATTCCATCTGAAATAAAGCCTAGGAATGCAAGAGCTCTACCAGTAGCAGAGGTTTCGCAATTCTCTAATGCGGAAGTTTGATTTATTTTTGATGCTGATCTTTTTTCTTCAGCATGACCAGTAGATACATGAACACCATCAATATAAATATCAGATGACATCACTACTGTATTTGCATCAATACTTACTATTTTTGTTACAATATCTAATGCAGTTCCAAGAACTCTTCTTGCAACAGCTACTCTTAATGCAACAGTAGCATAGCTTTTTCCATGTATTGGAATTGTTTGTCCATCTAATGATTTTTTAAATTCATTAACAGCCTGGACCAGCTTATCTTTTATATCAGCCATAAGGTTATACCTCCTATAATTATAATAAAGGAAGCTGATAAAACTCTTCTCTTCATTTGGTTATGTTTTCGGTCCAATCTAATTTGGATATAAAAATCTTTTAAATTCATGATAGCTTCCATAAAAGTTTAGCTTCTTTTAATAATTCTGGTGGCATTCCATTCCAGGCAAAAGGATGATCTAAATTCATATCCATCATACCAGCAGCTTCTTCAATAATTTCTTCTCTAGTTAAATGTTCAGACAATGCTAAAATTCTTTCTCTTCTTCTGAAAGTATTAAACATAATTTGTAAATTCTTTTTCATTCCATCAACAGTTAAGTGATGACAGTTTGTGCTATCAAAAATAGTGTAACCATCTTTTGTT